CATTTGATCATATTCCTGAAGAACCGGGCAGAAAGAAAAATCCAAAGACTATTGCAGACACAAAAGTAAAGCTAAACTTTCCTCCCTTTCAACATTGGAAGTTTGACGAAAATGACGACCTTGTTTGTGTAGGAAAATCACACTGGTCAGGCGATGTAGACACTGGTGAATTTTCCAAGTCAAAAGGTCAAGCCACAGACACACTGGCTCGGATGTGGTTGAAACTGGTAGATCGTTATGCCACAAAAGGCAACGTTAGAGGTTATACATACAATGACGAGATGAAGGGGCAGGCTATTCTTCAGCTTTCGCAGATTGGTTTACAGTTTGACGAATCTAAATCAAACAATCCTTTTGCCTATTACACAGCAGCAGTTACTAACTCTTTTGTGAGAATTATCAATATTGAAAAGAAAAATCAGAACATTCGAGACGATATTCTCGAACAGAACGATCTTAATCCTTCCTATACTAGAACTCATCAAGGAGAGTGGGAAGCTGCTCTTAGACGCGAACGAATCCACAACGGCGAAGACCCCAATGCCTAATATTGGGGTTGACTTTTTTCTTAAAGATCATAAACTTATATAATATGTTTGACAAAGCTGCGGTATTCACTGACCTACACCTGGGACTGAAGTCCAACTCTCGAATCCACAATCAAGACTGCGAAGACTTTGTTGATTGGTATATCAATCAAGCAAAAACAAACGGTTGTGAAACTGGCATATTCTGTGGCGACCTGCATCACAATAGGAATTCTTTGAATGTTACTACAATGCAGCATTCGCTGAGAATACTGGAAAAGCTGGGAGAATCATTTGACCAGTTCTTTTATTTTCCAGGCAATCACGATCTATACTACAAAGACAAAAGAGATGTGCATTCTGTAGAATATGCAAAACACATTCCTGGTATCACAGTAATAAACGAACTGTTTGAACAAGACGATGTTGCAATGGTTCCGTGGCTAGTAGAAGATGAGTGGAAAAAAGCTGCGAAGATGAAGTCGCGCTATATGTTTGGTCATTTTGAACTGCCGCATTTCTATATGAACGCAATGGTGCAGATGCCAGACAACGGTGAACTAAAAGCAGAACACTTTTCTAATCAGGAATATGTGTTTACTGGACACTTTCATAAGCGACAGCAGCGAGGCAAGGTTCACTATATTGGTAATGCATTTCCGCATAATTTTGCAGATGCCTGGGATGATGCGAGAGGCATGATGATTCTTGACAAAAAGAACGAAGCAGAGCCTGTCTATATTGATTGGCCAGATGCTCCTAAGTATAGAACTGCAAAACTAAGCGAGCTTCTTGATCCTGAGAAAACAATTGCAACAGAAAAATGCTATCTTCGAGTGACACTGGATCTTCCTATATCATTCGAAGAAGCATCGTTTATCAAAGAAACCTATATTGAACAGCACGGTTGCAGAGAAATCACTCTCATTCCTCAAAAGCAGATTGAAGAAATTTCCACCGACGTTGACATTTCTACATTTGAAAGCGTAGACGAAATTGTATCTAAAGAAATTACTTCAATCGAATCAGAGTCTTTCAACAATTCAACCCTACTGAGCATTTATAACGAACTATGATAAAGTTTCGAGATTTAACCGTTAAAAATTTTATGTCTGTGGGCAATAGAACACAGGCGATTGACTTTTCCAATGAACAGCTTACCCTCGTGCTGGGCGAAAATTTAGATCAAGGAGGTGACGATTCTGGTTCACGCAACGGCACAGGTAAGACTACAATAATCAATGCTCTTTCATACGCACTGTATGGCAGTGCATTGACCAACATCAAAAAGAACAACCTCATAAACAAGACCAATTCCAAGCACATGCTGGTCACTCTGCATTTTGAGAAAGACGGTGTAGACTATCGAATTGAAAGAGGTCGTTCTCCCAATGTTCTTAAGTTTTACATAAACGATCAAGAACAGAATTTCACAGACGAGTCACAGGGCGATTCTCGTCAAACTCAGGACGAAATTAATAGACTGCTAGGCATGAGTCACGACATGTTCAAACATGTGGTTGCGCTGAACACCTACTCTGAACCGTTTCTGTCAATGAAACAGAATGATCAGAGAGCAATTATTGAACAGTTGCTGGGTATTACTATTCTGTCAGAAAAAGCAGATAATCTAAAAGAACAGATCAAGTCTACAAAACTTGCTATTACAGAAGAAACTACAAAGATAGAAGCCATTCAAACTGCAAATTCGCGCATCGAAGAAACTATTCGCAGTCTTGGTACAAAACAGAGTGCCTGGCAAACAAAACACACAAAAGAACTAGAAAAGCTTGAAAAGAGCATAACAGAACTTGAACAGTTAGACATCGATCAAGAGCTAGAAAATCACGAAAAATTGCAGACTTGGCAGGAGTTTAATTCTGCATTGACGGCTCTTAATAAGGAAAAAAGCACACTTGAGAGCGCTCAAATGCGTGCCCAGGACTCTGTGAAAAAAGTCGAAAAAGACATCTTAGAACTAGAAGATGCTGTGTGCTATGCCTGTGGACAAGAACTACATGCAGACAAAAAAGAAGAAATTATAAACAAAAAAGCTCAAGAACTTGCAGATGCAGAAACCTATCTCAAAGAGGTAACTGACAAGTTAAATGATGTTCTTAAAGGAATATCTGAAATAGGCGAGCTCGATCAAAAGCCTTCTACGTTTTATGAACTGCAAAAAGAAGCCTACGAACACAGAAACAATGTAGACAGTCTAAAGAAAAGTCTCAACGACAAACAAAAAGAAGAAGACCCCTATCAAGCACAGATTGATGAATTAAACACAGAAGCTCTTCAAGAAATTGACTGGTCACCCGTGAATGATCTTACAAATTTGAAAGAACATCAGGAATTTTTGTTAAAACTGCTTACGAACAAGGATTCATTTATTAGAAAGAAGATTATAGATCAGAATCTTGCTTATCTAAACAACAGGTTAACTTATTATCTAGACAAGCTAGGCTTGCCGCATCTTGTAGAATTCCAAAACGACCTATCAGTTGAAATTACACAACTAGGACAAGATCTAGACTTTGACAATCTTTCCAGAGGTGAAAGAAACAGACTTATCCTTGGTTTAAGTTTTGCGTTTAGAGATGTATGGGAAAGCCTCTATCAAAATATCAATCTTCTGTTCATAGACGAGTTAATTGATTCAGGTCTAGACAGTTCAGGCGTAGAAAACTCGCTACATGTATTGAAAAAAATAGGTCGAGAAAGAGAGAAGAACATTTTCTTGATTTCGCATAGAGACGAGCTTGTAGGAAGAGTGAATTATATCCTTAAAGTAATCAAGGAAGGCGGATTTACTTCCTACTCAGATGATCTAGAAATAGTATAATGCCAAAGAGAGTACCAGAGCGAGACAGAAAACTAGTATACGACGAGGAGGATGACACACATGACATGCTCATCAAAGCATACCTTGAATATTACAAACATAACGAGGCATTTGAAAAAAGGCGTTCATTTAGAACTTACAGACACGCTAGGCGTTGGCTTAGGGAAGTTCAGTATCTATCGAAAGTAAGGCAAGACGAAATAATCAATTCATACAAGGCAACTAAACATCTCAACGCAAGAAAAACCAAACGAGACGAAGGCACTGACAGCTAAGGCGTATATAAGTTCATGCAATGGACTTATCAAGGCCAACCCGTGGACAAAATACCTGATGAATACGAAGGTTTCGTCTACTTGATAACCAATCTCACCAACGGGCGCAAATATATAGGCAAAAAACTAGCCAAGTTTAAAACCACAAAACCACCTCTCAAAGGCAAAAAAAATCGAAGACGCGGATACAAAGAATCTGACTGGAGAGACTACTGGAGTAGTTCCGACAAATTACAGGCAGACGTTGAAGCGCAAGGCTCAGAAAATTTTACAAGAGAAATACTCTACTTCTGTACTTCAAGAGCAGAAATGAGTTATCTAGAGGCAAAGGAACAGTTTGATAGGCGCGTGCTCGAAACTGAAGACTACTACAATGGCATAATCAATGTAAGAGTAGGCGGATCTCGAGTTCTTATCGAATCGCTTCACAGGCGCAACTCGCAAGGCTGACAAGGACAACACTGGCAAGGATTGCCCGTCTTGAGGGCGCATGAAAGACTGCGCTTGGATTCTGACGTGTCCGCGTGAGAAGTATACGAAAGGCTTCAAAAGATTGGTGCTCTGAGAAAAAGCAACACCATGGCAAGTGATTTCGCTTGACAGGGATACACTGCCGCCCGTTGATTAGACGAATCTAGAGTAAGGG